AAGCAAAGACTTCAAGAGATCATAGAGAGCATTCGTAATCTTAATATCCCAGAATATGAAATACTATTTGTTGGTGGCGGAGATAGTTCTGATATTGATGGTAAGGATATTAGAAAGATTGACTTTGATGAATCAGTTAAAGAAAGATGGATTACAAGAAAAAAGAACATCCTTGTAAAAGAAGCTAAGTATGACAATATAGTTTTGATGCACGACTATCATATATTTGATAAAGACTGGTATAAAAACTTTGTTGAATTTGGAACTGATTGGGAAATTTGTTCTTGCCCACAATATTTAATTACTGGATCAAGAAATCCTATGGACTGGTCTCTTTGGGATAAGCCAGGTCACGGAAGAGCCTGGTCTTTAGACTACAACGATTGGTCTCAAACTCAGTATATGTACATCTCTGGTGGATTCTTTATGGTCAAGCGTCATGTAATGATTGAAGAACCACTTGATGAAAGTCGTGGATGGAATGAAGAAGAAGATGTTGAATGGTCTTACAGGATAAGAGATAAGTATGTTATGAAGTGCAATGGTAAAAGTATTGTTAGACATAACAAGTGGCATAGACACGCAGGACCACAAAGATGAGTAATAAGTTAGTTATATTTGATTTAGATGGTGTGCTAATTGATTCAAAAGACTTACACTATCAAGCCCTTAACAATGCATTAGAAAAAGTTGATCCAAAATATAAAATATCTTACCAAGAGCATTTGTCAAAGTATGATGGTTTAAATACTAAGAAAAAACTTTCTATGATTACTCAAGAAAAAGGGCTGCCACAAGACTCTCATAATAATGTTTGGAAAGATAAGCAGGAAGAAACATTTTTAATGCTTGAAAATATTCCAGCAAACACAAATGCTATAAACATTATGTTATACCTAAAATCTGAGGGTTGGAAAATTGCCATAGCATCTAATAGTATTAGAGAAACTATTATAAAGTCTTTACACGGAATACAGGTACTTCATTTAGTAGACTACATTGTTAGCAACGAGGATGTCTGGCATCCAAAGCCACATCCAGAAATGTATTGGAAGTGTATGGTAGCGTTAGATGCATTTCCAAAAGATACAATAATTATAGAAGACTCTCACATTGGAAGGCAGGGAGCTTTAAATTCTGGGGCAAACCTATACCCAGTTAAAGATTCTTATGATCTTAATGATACAATATTCATAGAGTTTATAGAAAGATTTGAAAAGAAAGAGAGAACTGGACAAGTGCCTTGGAAAAATAAAGAGATGAATGTTCTTATACCTATGGCTGGTGCAGGTTCAAGATTTGCACAAGCAGGTTATACTTTTCCAAAGCCATTGATTGAAGTTAACGGTAAGCCAATGATCCAGGTAGTTGTTGAAAATCTTAACATTGATGCACATTATATATTCTTAGTACAAAAAGATCATTATGAAAAATATAATCTTAAACAACTTCTTAATCTTATTGCTCCAGACTGCGACATAGTTATTGTTGATGGAATGACTGAGGGTGCTGCTTGTACAACCTTACTTGCTCAAGAGCTTATCAATAACGACAAGCCACTTATAATGGCTAACTCTGATCAGTATGTAGAATGGGACTCCAACGAAGCACTGTATGAGTTTGGTGCTAGCAATATAGACGGTGGAATACTTTCATTTAAAGCAACTCATCCAAAGTGGTCTTTTGCAAAAATTGGAGAAGATGGATTTGTTTCAGAGGTAGCAGAAAAGAATCCAATTTCTGATAATGCAACAGTTGGTATATACTATTGGAAACACGGATCTGATTATGTTAAGTATGCAAATCAAATGATTGATAAAAACATTAGAACTAACAATGAATTTTATGTTTGCCCTGTTTTTAATGAAGCAATTGAAGATGGCAAAAAGGTAAGATTGAAAACTATTGATAAGATGTGGGGAATTGGAACCCCTGAAGACTTGAATTACTTTTTAGAAAATAACAAGGAGATATAATGGCAAAAGGTAAGAAAGACTATTTAAAAATGCAAAACGATTACTATGATGAATATGCTGCTAAGTGGTCTTTAGATTTTAGAGATCCAGTAGTTGGATCATATGATGCTCACAATAACTGGAAAGACTATGATGAATTTCTTTTTAAAGATTTTGATACCTCTGGTTTAGTAGCACTAGACTATGGATGTGGTCCAGGAAGAAACATTGTAAAATTTAATAGTAAGTTTGAAAGAATTGATGGAGTAGATATTTCAGATGTTAATCTAGAAAAGGCTAGAGTTAATTTACAACATAATAATATAGAAGTTCCAAACCTGTATGTTACACCTGGAGATAACCTATCAATGATTGAAGATAATGTTTATGATGTAATGTTTGCAGTAATTTGTTTCCAGCATATCTGTGTTCACGATGTTAGATTTAACATTCTTAAAGAAGCTTACCGTGTTCTTAAAGATGGTGGAAAGCTTTGCTTCCAAATGGGATTTGGTGGAAAAGAAGGTATTCCAACGGCTGGATATTATGATAATCTTTATGATGCTGCAAGTACAAATGGTCATTCAGATGTTAGCGTTACTAATGAAGATGAGTTAATTGATGATTTAATTAACAAAATTGGATTTAAAAATTATAAGTCTGACATTAGACCAACTGGTCCAGGGGACAATCATAGAAATTGGATTTGGGTTCAGGTTGAAAAATGATTTACATATCCCATCGTGGTAACTTAACTGGAAAGCATCATGATCTTGAAAATAGTCCAGTCTATGTTTATCAAGCTATAGATAAAGGTTTTGATGTAGAGGTTGATCTTCGTCATAAAGACGGAAAGATGTTTTTAGGTCACGAAAAGCCTCAATATTTAATAGACGATAACTTTATTGATGAATGCAGAGAAAATTTGTGGGTTCATTGTAAAGATAAAGAGTCTTTAAAGTATGCTCTTGATGAAGATTTGAATTGCTTTTTTCATAAAGCAGATGACTATACTTTAACTAGTAAAGGTTATGTATGGGCATTTCCAGGAGTAGCAAAGGCAAATTCAAATACAATTGCAGTTCTTCCAGAACTATTTAGAACTGTAGAAGAAATGAAAGATTTAGACTATCATGGCTACTGCTCTGATTTAATTGAATATATAAGGAGTAGTCACAATGTTTAAAGAGATAGATTATAACAAACACTTTGTTATTGGTACACCGCTTGTGGGATGGAAAGCAGACATGGGTGAAGAGATGTCTTGGCTAGAAAACTCAAAACAAATAATTGAAAAATTCCCGAATGCAAAATTCTTCACTGCATTAGAACTTGATAGCAGAGGTCTACAGCCTTTTGAAAGAGTTTTGAGTGCATTAAAAGAGATCAACGGAGATTTCTGGACATATACAGTAAATGATATGGAAAGCACTGTAACCTCTTCTAACAGATGGATTAGAATTGAAACTGGTAGAAATCTTATTAGAGAGTTTGCACAAAGGCTCCGTAAAACTTCTGGACATCACTGGGGAGAAGATTGTACAGAAGAAAATCTTGGAGTTGTAAACTATGATGCAATATTGTATGTTGATTCAGATATAGTTTTAACTGCAGAACTTATTGAAAAATTGTTTGAAGTAGATCATCCTATTGTTAGTGCAGATGTCCCAGCTTATGGACTAAGAGGAAAAGCTGTTTCTGATAATCCAAGAATTGAAGAGCACTGGAATACTGCAGGAATGCTTTTAGTAAACTCCCCAGCATTTTATGATCTACCTTGGTATCATAACTCATATCTTAATTTAAGTGATGATCCAACATTCCAGTCAATGGCTGAAAGATTAAAGGTAAGAGTTGGATTAGAGAATCTTGATCATACATATGGTATGACTTGGGTAAGAAAAGATATAAAAGCAGAGCATAGAGGTCAACTACTTGCCGTTGAAAATAGAAGAATTCCTCCTAGAGATCTATAGATTTCCTTAGGATGGGAAACATCCTGGATATGATGCTAAACTATCCAAATATGTTAGGAGGAGTAATGATAAGTAAAAGATTTTCAGTAGCAAGTGCATGTAACTTGTGCCTTGATTTAATTACAAAATTTATTAATAAAGCAGAGCAAAAGTCTAAAAAAAATCCAGATTGCAAGTGTAAAAACTGTAACTGCTCCTAATCATATGATAAACTAATTAGATGCACAAAAAGTTTATAGCCTCTATATTTTCAGTATTATTAGTTTTTGCTCAAGCAACACCAGCAAGTGCAGCAGATTCTATTAGATATAAGTCTACGGAAATACAGGTTATTTCAAAAGGAAAATGGACAACTTTAAAATTTAATGGTGGAAAGACAGAAATTCAGGGTAATGGAAAAAGATCTTTATTTTGTTATCAAGCTGGTATTGATACAGTAGGAAAGAAAAGACCGTCATATATTAAATTAAGAATAACTAGAATAGTTCCAGGTCCAAATGATCCAAGTGCTACTAACACATATTTCTTTACTGAAAAACCAGGAAGTGAATTTGTAGCTTCTAACTGTTGGAATATTGTAACAACCTATCCTGTTGTAGTTCAAATTAAAATTACTGGTGGAAGTAAGACTTATAACTCAGACATTAGACAATTTAAAATGTGGACACCAAATGCAGACTATCCACAAGATTTCTCTGATTTTATACCTGAAACAACTATTAATTAGTTTATTAGCAATGATATAATAGATTTGTTAGATACGTCTAACAAGGAGTCTATGCAATAAATTGAAAAAAATCTTTTCCTACCTACTATTACTTCCAATAATATCTGCTACAATGATGTTTTTGATTCTGCCAGCAACCCAGGCAAACACTCCGCTTGTATGCAATATGTCTACAATTACTGGAGATGATGATGGATCTTTTCCAATGACTCTTCCATTTACTCTGACTCTAGGTAGCACAGACTATACTCAAATTTTTTATAGCACGAATGCAACTGTAACTTTTGGAAATCCAGATGGTACATATTGGGACTACCCACAAACACCATCTATATCTATAGCTGGAAAAGACTGGGTTTCTTTTGGTCCAGGTGCATATACTTCATACGGATACAATGAAAATTCATTTTGTATAGAGTGGTCTGTTCGCCCATTCCCACAATCAACTGGACCACTTACTCAAATGAGACTTGTTGTTACTAAGTTTTCAAATGGTGGATGGCATGGTGAGATTATTACAATGACAGATCTTCCAGCAGATGCAAGAAGAGCGATTAGATTTGAAAGAGGTCAGGCTGTTGTCCCAATGGAAGCAGCCTTTGATGTAAATGGTGGGGTTCCTATTGAGGTTGAGCCATCACCAACACCATCAAGCTTTACAGAGCCTCCAGTTGTTCCTAGTGAAACTCCAAGCCCAACACCTGAGCCAACACCTGAGCCAACACCTGAGCCAACACCTACTGCCAGCCCTGAGCCACAGCCGTCAGAATCACCAACGCCAACAATAGAACCGTCACCCCAGCCAATAGAGCCAAGCCCACTAC